GAGGAAATTTATATTTAACTAATAACCATTGTTTACCTGAAGGTCCTAATGACTATGAGCTGCACGTGATATCTGGTCCTGTTGATGTCTCTATCTCCCAGAATGTGCACACATCCCTGAGTGCAAAGAAGATTGAGAGAGATGTTGACAATGATCTATGCGTTTTCCAGCTCGATTGTCTGCCACCCCGAACTGATATTACTAAATATTTCCCTATTGATACTAATACTTCCGTCCTTGCTAATTATCTAGTAAGATGGGATGACGGCTCTATTAAGAAAGTTCATTGTACAGGTTCAACCCATCGTGTTTATAAGTCTATTCCATTAGATACCACTATTGAAATTTACCAGTCTACTGTTCGTGATATTGAACCTTTTAATGGTATGTGTGGCTCGCCGCTGGTGGCTGATAGCCCCCAAGGCCCGTTTATAGCTGGCATCCACGTAGTCGGCGAGCGGAACCTAGCTGGTGCCACTCTAGTTAAGTTACCTATTCTAAAGAAACTTATGGATAAATTCGGACCGACAATTAAACCAGGCGTTCCCATGCTATCACGAGACAACCGTGCCCCCGAAGAGTTAATTAAGGATCTGCACCCGAAATCGACACTACAGTTTGTGGAGGGTGCTGCTCGTGTGTATGGTTCTCTTAGTTGCCCCAGTGTTCACCCGCGTTCGCGCGTCGAGCCTAGTGTAGCTTGTGAGATCCTTGAAGCTCAATATGGTATGAAGAGGGCCCATGGTGCTCCTGTTATGTCAGGGCGTCGTCACTGGGTACCCAAGCACTTGTCTCTTAAGCCTCTTACGGCGCACAAGCCTGTTATTCCGGCTCACTACTATGATGCTATCCGGGAGGCAGTATTTAATAAGTTAACGTCTCAACTTAAGCCTGATGATATTGAAATGATGCACGTTGTGACGACCGACGTGGCCCTTAATGGCGCTGACGGCGTTCCTTTTGTGGATGCTGTGCCCCGTTCCACGTCTATGGGTTTTCCGCACAATAGTAAGAAAATGAATTTTATGGTATTCACTAGCGGTGACCGTGTTGAGTTTATAGAAGAAATTGCTGCGATTGTTGCTGATGTTGAACAGCGCATGCGCAAAGGAGAGCGAATTCACCCGGTTTTTAATGCCGCACTAAAAGACGAACCCAGACCCTTTGAGAAGATTGAACAAGGTAATACCCGCGTTTTTAGCGGAAGCCCTATTGTCTGGGGCCTTAATGTAAGGAAATATTTATTGTGGCTTGTACGCTTAGTGCAGCACAACACCATCCTATTCGAGAGCGGCCCAGGAACGAGATGCCA